AAAATTGTAATTGTAGGTGCGGGTGTAGCAGGTGTTAATGCTGCTACTAAACTCGTAGACAACGGCTACCCAGGTGAACTAATCACAATCATTGATATGGGTAAGGATCCATACAAACGCAAACCTGAAGAAGTAATGACAGGTTTCTTAGGTGCAGGTGGTTGGTCTGATGGTAAACTTACTTACCACACAGCAATTGGAGGTCAATTGTCTAAGTATTGTGGTGAGGATAAAGCAATGCAATTGATGGATCAAGTTATTACTAACTTTAAACGTTTCCATCCTAAACCAGAGGAAGTACAATGTTCAAATCCAGTAGAAGAACCTGAGTTTATTAAACCATATTTTGGTTTACGTTTATTTCCTGTATGGCACGTAGGTACAGATTATTTATCTGAAATTGCTAAAAATTGGTATGATTATTTAGTATCTAAAGGTGTACAATTTTATTGGGAAACTAAAGTTAAAACTATTGATTTTAATTTTAAAGAAATATTTGGTGAAACTACTACAGGTAGTCCTTGGATTGGTACTTATGATGAACTTATATTTGCAGTAGGTAAATCAGGTATTGATTTTGCTCAACAAATACAGGATAGTTACAAATTAGAAACTGAACCTAAATCAGTACAAATTGGAGTTCGATTTGAAGCTCCACAACATCACTTTCAAAAATTAATTGATATTAGTTATGATTTTAAATTGTATCGTAAGTTTGATACAGGTGTTTCATTACGTTCATTTTGTACAAATAATAATGCCGCTTATGTTGCTGTAGAAGAAACATATGGTGATGTTACTTACAATGGCCATGCTAAAAAAGATCCTAAATATCTAAATGGAATGACTAATTTTGGTATTATTATGGAAATTAAGGATATTGATAATCCATTTGAATGGTCTCGTAAAGTAGTAAATGAATTACAATATGCTGGTACTGGTTTATATTATAGTCCATCTCGTAAAGCATCAACCACATCAGAAGGTGAAAAAGTTAGTTCAATCCAAATTGATAATTTAGATATTGTAAAACATGGAATGGGTGAATATTGGAATTATATTGAAGATTTTATTAACGATATGAAAAAAGTATTTCCAACACTACAAGATGATTGGGGTGTTTATGTTCCGGAAGTAAAATATCTTTCACCTGAACCATTAGTTTATCCTAAAGATTTAGCTTTAGTAGATTTTCCAAATGTTCACTTTGTAGGCGATGCTTTATCGGCTCGTGGTATTACTGTTTCAGGAGCTCAAGGTATTCTATCAGTTGAAAAATTAATAAGCCAAGAATGTCCTTGGGATAATATTCAAGGTGATATTATCAATTGGAGATAAAGATTAAATATTTATTGTAAAATACAAATATGATAAAATTAATAAATTTATTAAAGGAAGAAATAAATTTGGATAAATATGTTGAAGATTGGTTAGGAAAGGGAGGAGTACACGATGATTCTTCAATTAATAGAGTATTTGTTTTAAAATTAAACCAGTTAGGATACAAAGATTTTGGAACAATGTATAGAGTTTTATACATTGAAAATACCCATAAAATCCCAGATTTAAAGGAATATATTTGGAAAAAATACAATGGAAAGTATATTTCATTTTCTAAAACTTTAGAAGGAGCATATAAATTTATGGACCAATTAATATCTAATGATTTACTTAAACAAGGAGAAACATTTGTTGTAATAAAACAAAAATCCAATTACTCCGATTTAAGCAAATGGGTACAAGATAAAATTAAAGAAGCTGGAGGTCCATGGGAATTTGCTGCTACTAAAGATCATTGGACATCAGGCTTATATAGAGAAACTCAAAAAACACAAGAAGTATTAGCTGTATTGAACAGTAATTTTGAAATAGAAGGACGATATTCTAAAAGAGGAAAAAAACTTAACTACTAAATCTATAGAAATAGGTTTGGAAAAGCAATAAAAGGTTATTATATTACAATCATGAAAACTAAATATGAACCAAGTAGAAAACTGACTAAAGCTGATGGTACTATAGCTTGGGTTTGGGAAAATAAATTACATAACTGGGAAGGTCCAGCATTGATTCCTGAAGGCGATAATCGTAAACGTGAATATCATCTTCATGGTATTCAATATACAGAAGATGGATGGAAAGAAGCAAGACGTAATCGTGAAGGTCTTCCATGGTATAAAACAGCAATGGGTCAAGCAGGTCAAAATAGAAACTAATATGAAGATAGGTTTATGTGGAACAATGAGTGTAGGTAAAACTACATTGGTAAATGCTTTAAAAGCATTACCTGAATTTACTGATTATAATTTTGCTACTGAGCGTTCTAAGTACTTGCGTGATTTAGGTATTCCATTGAATACTGATTCAACATTAAAAGGTCAATTTGTATTTTTAGCTGAACGTTGTGCTGAGTTGATGAATGAAAATATTATTACAGATCGTACTGTAATTGATGTTATGGCATTTACTAAAGCAGCTAAATCAATTGATTATTATGAGGCGGAAGCATTTTGTGATGCTGCTTATAAATTAGTTGAAGAATATGATTATATATTTTATGTTTCTCCTGTAGGTGTTGATATGGAGGATAATGGAGTTAGAACTACTGATTTAAAATATAGAGAAACTATTGATAGTATTATTCATCTAATTTTATATAGAAGTAGTCATAAAATTAAAAAATTAGTTGAATTATCAGGTACTACAGAGGAACGTATTGCGAAAATGAAAGAAACAATCTTTGGCTAATATTTATGGACATGAAATTGTCTGAATTAAAAAAAGAAATTAAGGAATATATTGTAGAAATATTATCTGAAGAAGGTATAGATGAGGGAACTTATGTAGGACCTGAAGCAGCAGATGATCTTCAAAAAGATCCTAAGTTTGCTGCTGCTAAAGATAAAGCAACTGCTATTAATACCTTAAAATCTGGTGGTAGTGTTACTTTAGAAGAAGAAGACGAAGATAAAGAACCTACTAAGGCAGAATTAGAAAAGGAAAAAGTAAAAGGCGCTCCTTCTAAATTTAAAGTATCAAATTCTGAATTTGAGGATTTTAAAGATAAATTAAAAACTTTAGTTAAAAAAGTTAAAGATATGGAAAAAGGAGATGCTAGAGATAAAAAAATGGCTGCCCTTAAACAATTTATTAAAAAACCAGAATTAGTTAAAGCGTTTAAAGAAAGAGACGTTAAAATTGATACTGGAGATTTGATTGGATAATATGAAAAAAGGTTTTCCTTATATAGTTATAGCAATTTTAGTTGCGATTATCATTTGGCTTTCTAAATGTTCTGGAGATACTATTGTTACTAATATTGATACTTTTACTAAAACATCTTATGTTCATGATACAATTAAAGTAAAAGGTAAAACTAAAACTAAACCAGTTCCTGTTCCTTATTATATTCATGATACAATAATTGATTCAACAGGAAATATTATTATTGTTGATACTAAAAAATATGTAACTAATGACACTTTTGAATATAAAACAGATTCATTTACAGCTATATTTTATACTAAAATATATTCAATGTGTCCTTTAGATTCTATTAAAAGCGATTTATTAGCTTCTGTAAGACATAAAATAATAGAAACTACTATTACCAAACAGGTTGTTAAAAAACATGCTTTATTTGTTGGTCCTACCTTTAGTTTAATTGGAAATTATGCTTCATTAGATGCTTTATATGAAAATAAAGGAAAAACTATTTATAAAGTAGGAGTAGGAGCCAATAATAGACTTCAACCTATGTTGAATGCTAGTATTTATTGGCGAATCTCCAAATAATATGAGTCAGGATTTAAAACAAATAATTAGAGAAGAATATATTAAGTGTGCCCAAGATCCGGCTCACTTTATGAAAAAATATTGTAATATTCAACACCCACAAAGGGGTCGAGTAATATTCAATTTATATCCTTTCCAGGAAAAAACATTACGTTTATTTAGAGATAATCCATATTCAATTGTACTTAAGTCTCGTCAGTTAGGTATATCAACCCTAGCTGCTGGTTATTCTTTATGGTTAATGTTATTCCAAAAGGATAAAAACGTGTTATGTATTGCAACCAAACAGGAAACCGCTAAAAACATGGTTACCAAGGTTAAGTTTATGTTTGATAACTTACCTTCTTGGCTTAAAATACCAGCAGACGAACATAACAAATTAACATTAAGATTAAGTAACGGATCTCAAATTAAAGCCACTTCAGCATCATCAGACGCAGGTCGTTCAGAAGCCGTTTCTTTGTTGATAGTGGATGAGGCAGCTTTCATTGAACAAATTGGTGAAATTTGGGCTTCAGCTCAACAAACATTAGCAACAGGTGGTGGTGCTATTGTATTATCAACACCTTATGGTACAGGTAACTGGTTCCATAAAACTTGGGTTTCAGCCGAAAATGCTGAAAACGACTTTTTACCTATTAAATTACCTTGGTTCGTTCACCCTGAGCGAGATGAAAACTGGAGAAAACGACAAGATGAATTGTTGGGTGATCCTAGATTAGCGGCTCAAGAGTGTGATTGTGACTTTAGTACATCTGGAGATGTAGTATTCCATTCAGAATGGATTGACTTTTTATCTCAAACAACAATAAAAGATCCTCTCGAAAGGAGAGGCGCTGACCAAAACTTTTGGGTATGGGAACCAGCAGACTATACAAGAGATTATATGGTAGTAGCTGACGTAGCTAGAGGTGATGGTAAAGATTTTTCAACTTGTCATGTTATTGATATTGCTACCAATACACAAGTTGCTGAATATAGAGGACAATTACCTACTAAAGAATTTGGATATTTTCTAGTAGGTGTTGCCACAGAATATAATCAAGCATTATTAGTAATTGAAAATGCCTCTATTGGATGGGCAACTATTGATGCTGTAATTGAAAGAGGTTATCGCAATTTATACCAAT